AGCGCATCGGCCTCGTTATCATCATCCGGCAAGTGGCCGAGCCTGCGCATGGCCGCGATCATCTCTGGCTTGCCTGCATTGCCCCGGCCTGTGGCGCTCTTCTTGATCGTGCCAACACCGACGCCACTGTACGGGATACTGTTCTGCTCACTTGACATCCTACCGTGCCTAAAGGCATTGGATTCCTCCTGCGAGAAGCGCATGTCCGCGCTCGCGTATGTTGATCGCCGCATTCACATCGCGCAAATGGTGCGCTCCGCAACTTGGGCAATCCCACTCCCGCTCATTCAAACCTGTTTGGCCTCTCGGCCCAGCAATGCTTCCGCATTCGTGGCAGGTTTGGGTGCTCCATGCTTCGTTGACCTCTGCAAACAACACCTGATGCCTAATGGCTTTGTACTCAAGCATTGATCTGAACGTCGACCAGCCAGCATCCAAGACAGACTTGGCCATCTTGGTTTTTGCCAGACCGGACGCGCTCACGTTGCCAACGAAAATTGCCCCGTTTTCTTTAACGAGGCGTGTTGAAAGCTTGTGCAAATGATCTTTGCGACGGTTTGCAATCTTGGCGTGAATTGCCTTCACCCGCTTCTTGTTGTTGGCACGCTGCGCAATGGCAAGCGCCGGTTCAAGGTCGCGGTAAAACCGTTGCGCCGCGATAGTCTCGCCATCGGACATTACTGCAAAGCTCTTTAGACCTAGATCGATGCCAACAGATGCAGTGCCAGTGCTTTTGGCATCCGGCACTTCAACAGGGCAGTTGATATACCAGTTACCTTTGGCGTCTTGGTTAAAGCTCCCTGCTTTTATTCTTGCGCCATCTGGGAGTTTTCGAGATAACCAGACATCGTATCGCTGCCTTCGGAATACGAAAGCTCCATCCTTGAACGACACGTGGTCAGTATTGAACGGCACCCAGCCAAGAGAATTTTTACCGCGCCATTTCAGCATGCGTTTTTTGTTGGTACGCCGTGACTTTTCATATTCTAAGCATACGCACTTCACGGTGTGAGAGTGAATGTTAAGCATTTCGGAGGTGCCAGCAGTAAGACCGCAAAGATCATATCCACTCGGCCATTTCTTACCCCACTTTAAAGCGTGTTTTTGCGTTTCATTGCAGAAATTGAAGACGTAATTTACCGCGCGCGCCTGCCGGTTCAGCTCGGCAGCGTGCTTATCTTTCACCCTGAATTTGTAGGTAAGAATCACAGCTTCATCTCCTTGAGCGCGGCTTCAACTGCCCGCCGGATGAATTCTGACATTGGCACGCCAAGAAGAGCGCCAGCCTGTTTGATGCGCCTCAGCATCTGCTCTGGGAAGTAGTAGTTAGTTCGTTTCATAGCACGCATTTAAGCACATATAAATGTGTGGCGTCAATAGAATCAAAAAATAATTTCTTTGACACTGACCGTTGTTTGGGCAATGCAAGAGTACAACTTGTACGCTGAAACATTAACCACCTGCTTATCGTCTCGCCAGACTATATCATTCATGGCGTCAAATATGCCCTTAAGAACGTTGTCGATGTCGGGCTTTGACGTTGGCAGTATCTTGTTATCAAGTGCCATGTGTTGCTTTTTCTGGCTCCAGCTCGCCGGGGGTGTGACCCATATGCCGACTGATACCTGCACCGGGCCGTCAATGGCTGGCCGTGTCGCCATTGCATCCTGTGCCTTGATCTTGACAAGGTTTTCGTAGCTCGCCGTCTTGCTATCCGTGTATGTGCTGACGAAATTGCCACGGCGGGCGAACCTTGGCCGCCCCTTACCGACCGGCAGACCCGGTATCTCGAAACTGATAGCCCAGCCAGTCTTGGTGCCAAGGTCAAGGGATAGGATGATGTCGTTAGCCATTATCGATCTCCGCCATCACCTCGGCCAGCAAGTCTTCTTGCCTGCCATACTTGGCCTGAAACCGAGCTTTGAATGGATGTATCGCTGGCGCATCCCGCCCGCCGGTTTGATGATGCGGCGCGCAAAGCGGCAAGACTTTGCGATGCGCTCCCGGCTTTGTACGGCCGTCCATGTGGTGTATCGAAACATGGGTGTTGATGATGCCGTCCTTGCGGCAGGCGATGCAGCCGTAATCGGCCATTGCTGACCATAGGGCTTTGTCTGACTTGGTTGGGTTACTCATGAGATACCACCCGCCCGGCATGCGCTTCGGCTGCATCCTTGCACTCGCCGAAGTCGTTGCACCACTTCAAAAGCTCATCGCCGAAGTACAGCGCGTAGAGTGTGCAGCCATCGACGAAGTTCTTGGCTACCCGGTACTCGCCGGACTGCATGCCGTGGGTGCCGACTTTTTGCCAGATCAAAACGCACCTCCTGAGTTTTCCTCGAACCTCATTCGATCCTGGTTGAAGAATAAGCCAATTTTACCCTCCCATTCACCGTTCCGCTGCTTATCGCAAATCAGCAGGCAATCTGGCTCTGATCCGGCATAAATCCCATTCGCTGCATCGGCTTCCTTTTTTTTGTTTCGCCAGACAGTAATCACATTGCTCACCTGATCCGTGATTGATCCAGTGCCTTTCACGTCCATCTTTCCAGGCGGCGTGAACTCATCACGCGACTTTCTTGAGTGGGCAACGAGATGGACGTGCATGTTTCCGTCCATTGCGGTAGCGCATAGCTGATCGACAAAATGCTTTTGTGCGGTGTAGTCATCCTCTGCCATGCCGCACTTCATTAAGCTGTCAATCACGAAATGATCCGCTTTCAAAACTTCGACGCTATAGCGCAAAACCGCCAGCATGCGTTCGCTCTTTACCGCGCCCTGCTGATCGTAAAGCCATAATTTCTTGTCAGACCACGTATGAAACCGGCGGATTTCCTCGACGCTTGGAACGCGCCCATATTCCTGCCGGCACATTCTCGCCAGCGTAATCATTGGCTTCATTTCCATGCTGGCGATGACGATCCGCTTCCCTGTCCTGGCAAACTCTGTGCATGCCTGTCCAAGAATCGCGCTCTTGCCATGCCCCGACATGCCGCCCCACAGCGTCACCTCACCAGGCAGAAAGCCAAGCTTGTCATGGGTTTTTTTCCACGGCAACATGCAGCCTCGATATAACTCTTCACCGTGAAAATACTCAGTGACTTGATCCGCATAGGATGCGGCCGAGCGGACATTGTGGGCGGTATCGGTTTCCTCCATGTAGGCAGAAAAATCGATAACGTCAGCTTTGAGTATGTGCGCCATTTGCGCCCCCCTTCAATGTCAGAATCCACGGCGCTTTTTCCAGCGCCTCGTTTTCAAGCCGGATACGCTCATCGGTTTCCTTTTTCGTCCGGCAAATACTTGTCCTTGCGTACTCGAACTGCTCCGCCCAGCGAATTTCGCCGATGTCATGCTGACCCCACAGTGGATGCCATTCATAGCCAAGATCAATACCGTACTCGCCACACAGCACCAGCAAGCGGCTGGCGTACCCCTTCATTTTCTCGATTAAATCGAGAAAAGTTTTACAGTCTTCCGGCGAGTACAAGGTCACATCCAAGCCGATGAATGCTCGAAAGTCATCCGTTGCAAGGCTACCCACGGCGACAAGCTCCATGTCGGCAAAGTCACCGGCATAGACCGGCTTGCGGTAGGGTATCCCGACGTTCACCCAAAGCGAATTCGGGCGCTTTCCGGCTTTACGCATGGCGATCAGGGTTTGGATTCCGTAGATCACAGCGCCCCCTGGAAAATCGACGCGCCTTCTTTGCCCGCAAGTTTTGGCGGAACATACCAATCCGCCCTAAATCCCTGCCAGTTCCGTTCTACGGAAATTCTCAAGGCGTCTTCAAGGCTGATATTCGCCTTAGCCGCCTCCCTGCGAATTCCAGCCATGCCGCTTTCGGTTACCGGCGCTTTTTTGGCTTTTCGCACCGTCAGAAAATCAGCCCACACTGATTCCGATACGTCATCCGGTTTTCTGAATGACGGTTTTTTAAGAGAATTGTCGCCGACTGGCGACGGTAATGTTTTTATTTCTGTTTCTGTTCCTGTTCCTGCTTCTGGCTTCGTAGGGGCTTGTAAGGGGCTTGTAAGGGGCTTGCTATTTTTACAGTTATCCACAAGCAAAAATGACTCCCTATATTTTTCAAAGAATCCAGTCTTTATGTGGCCTTCAGGCATGTTTTCATATAACTTTTGAATGCCTGAAACACGCCTATCCGCAGGCTTCAATTGTTCGTCAATCTGGAATTTAGCCATTTCATGCACCCATACCGTTTCGGTATCTTCATCATAGGTGCAAAAACCCCCTTCACAAAGAGTTTTAAGCCCCTTGGTAGCCCCTTCTATGGGGCATCCTATTTCGTGTGCAATGTAGATAATGGGACAATGAAATACGCCGATCATGTTAGCGTGAGGTGACGTCATCAGATACACGGCGACCAGTTGCGCCTGCATGTCGCCACGTAAAGATTTACCGGTTTTTCCAGTCCAAAACTGACCAGATACTTTTGAATAGTCACGCATGGCTTGCTCCGCTCATATCCCGCACTCCTTCGCCAGCCTTTTCATGGCCGCCTCATATTCAGAATGGGTGGCGTCTTTGTGCATGGCGATCCATGCTACCTTTTTTGCTTCGTAAAGTTGGTAATTCAGTGTATTCATTGCAAGCCTCCCGCAAGCCATGGTTAAAGGGTCGGGCGTCTGGAGTGGGCTTGCGTCACTCCAGCCTGCTGCGCAGCAGGTGCCCGATTGATCGTTATCACTTCGCCGTGTCACCAGCGCCGAGTTT